ATGAAATTGTCGATGGTGTTCTTTCCAAGAATGTAGTAGCAGTTGACCGCATTCTTCTGAGTGTTCCGATGGAGTCGAGACTCTGCTTGGTCATGCGTGGCAGGATTCCAACCCAAGTCTACAAACAAGGCATTTGAACCAGCCGTTAGAGTTAATCCTTCCGATGCCCCCTTGAGAGAGCATATGACCAGCTTTTCATTCGGGTCATTCTGGAATTTGTTCTTAGCCTCATTTTTCTTCTGAGCATTATCCGAACCTAGAATCGTAAGCGCATCAGGATATTCTTCAATCAGCATATTCTGAACAGCCCTGCTATCGGAGAACACCACCAATTTTTCATCAGACTCTAGGAAATCTGCAATCCAAAGTTTGATGTTGTTCATCTTTCCCCGAACACATGCGTCTTTCAGAACGTTGATGCGTACTAGATGTTCTGCACGAGAAGCACGTTCTGCACTCGCCATTCCTTTATTCTCCAACAGCCACTCAATCAAATTTGCCTCAATTCGATTGTACTCAGGACGGTTATCGATATTGCTTGGAACCACTGAAATCGTGCGGTCTGGCAAATCAGGTAGAGCCTCTGCTTTAGTAATACGGTTGTAAACCGTAGAGGTCAGTTTAGCGTGTAATTCCTCTAGGTTACTCGCACCGCTATAATCAGTTCCCCACCGGGAAACTTTCGGGTCACAGTACCTACCGATGAATTTTTTGATTCCACCGAAATGCTTGATTCCATTCATGGCCTGTAGCTGAGTTACCAACTCAACAGGCTTGTTCATGACCGGGGTTCCTGACAGTAAGAACACGTAGGGAATCTCTCTAACAATCTTTAGTGAGCTAGATGTGCGCTTCGCATTACGAGTCTTGATTTTGTGAGACTCATCAAGAATTGCACCTTTGAAACCAGCGTGTTCAATTGGGGCAAGGTGTTTGGTCAGAATATCATAGTTTATAATGGTGAAATCAGTGTCACCGTATTTTCCAAGTGCCTTTCCACCATTCAAAACCTTGAAAGTCTTGTTTGGCAACCATTTCTCAATTTCTTCGGCCCAAGTGTATTTCATGGAAGCGGTGGTCACTATCAATGCTGGATACGCATCAGCAGAATGAATCGCCACTAGGGAAGTAGGAGTTTTCCCGGTTCCCATGTCCCACCCTAGCATGGCCTTCTCTTTCTCAACCAACCATTTTGCCCCAATTTTCTGAAAGGGGTACAAATCCAAACCTACCCCATATTCATTCAAAGATGGGGAATCAGCTTTTTTTACTGCCTTTACTGAAAGAGCAGACTTGGAAGCATCCCGAACCGCATCGGTTGCCTCAAAGGGAAATTCCCTTGCAACCTCAATAAATCTAAGAATTGAATCCTTGCGAGTCTTGTCAAAATACCAGAATTTGTCAGATGGATTCCACCTTGCACCGGGAATGGTCTTGACCGCCACAACCACCGCCGGGTCATACGGGAACCGCAAGATGAAATCACCACCATCTATTACCACCGTCCGAACCGCAGTCTTCCGACCAACAGAAATTCTGGCAGTCTTGTGAACCTCAATCTCACCATCAGTGAAATCGGGGGTGGGAATGGAAGCAAAATCGATTCCAAATCCAGCCAGTTGGCCCTTATATTTCCGAACCATTTTGTAGGTGGCCTTGACCATTTTAGGAGTCCAACGGTCAAACGGCTTGTCAGCCAGTGAGTGACCAAAACCAGCGTCAACACCATTGAACCCTGTACCATCAGTGGTACTAGCGTAATCACATACTCCAGCGAGTGCGCTTACAGCATCATGAAGGACTCTCCACTTGGAAAGGTCGATGATTCCGGTAGAAGTAATGGTCATTGAATTACCCTCTCTCTTTTAGCCCTAGTCTCTGACTCCAAAGTAATTGTATCACCATAAACGTCTATTGTCAATAGCAATAAGCAAAAAAATTTTGAGAGGTTAATTAATCAATAAATCTTTAGGTAGTCATAAATCCTCAATAGAATCTAAATCTTTGATAGCTACATTATACATATTGGCTTTAACTCTGAATCGATTGCTAGGGTCTATATCCCCCATTCTATAAAATTTTGCTATCTTAAAATAGCTTTCTCGTTCCTTTTGCCCCACCACCCAAATATTGCGTAAATTCTTATACCTTAAAACCTCATTACGGTCTGGAAAACTAAAATCAAATTGTAAACTTACAAATATATATGCATCAGGATGTTGATGGGTACTTGTTTCGGCTACAGACGCATCATAATTAGGGAGAGGAACAACAGTTCTTCGTTTAGTTTTTATCTCTATAGTTTTCTCTTTCTTTGAATCTCGTATAAGATGACGCACTGAAGTATTTTTCAATATTTGGTCATGATTAAAACTATCAGAAATAATTTCAGACCCCAACCAAGAGGCTACCGACTCTTCCCCTAAATATCCAGCAATATTACCCACACCACCTGTAATAGAATTATTTAACTTACCTAATTTTTCTGCTTTCCTTATAGCTGAATCAATCATTTCTCTAGTACAAGGTATTCTAAACATCATCTGAATCATCCGAATCAAGCTCAATCCCATCATCTGGATTAAATATAGAATTGGCTATAGCTCTACACAATGCCAAATCTATAGATTCACCCTCTGCATAATATTCACCACCCCAATACGTGTAAACTGTGACATTTCTCATGCCTTTGATATTATGAGAAATAGATACTCTCAATGTATCTATCACATTCAACAATTCAAAAACTAATTTAGGAACATACCCCAAATCACAACAGGTAGAACACACTGAAGGTTCATGAGTAGAACATTCTTCCCTAAAACCAATAAACTTTTCTGCCAATTTCCATCTGAGTTGGTCTACCGTTTCCATGAAAATATCCCCTAACCTACTCCGACTCTAAAATTTTCATACTAAGTGCGCCTAATAGAGTAATACAACCTGTTGCAATATCAGTCATCCCATTAGAAATAGAATAAAAGGAGATACCACCTAAAAGCACCATTCCCAAAAAGATTTGTGGACGTAGCTTATTTCTCATCCACAGGATTGCCATCCTCATCAACCATCATAAGAATGTCTGTATAAAATTGTTTCATAATGTCTTGACGTTCCTTTTCATTGTCAGAAACGTCCCAATCATCATCATCAGATTTTTCCAGCCATTCATTTAGATGTCCCAGCGATGTTTCCATAATATCTCCTTTTTTAGTAAACAATTCCTCTAACTCGTAGCCCTGTCGGGAAACTTCGGCCCACTCTTCGGCTTCAGACGCACCCGGCATGGCATTAAAATAATCACACACATATTCGGGGTCTACAATCATGTGAAGTTTTGTACACCATCCACCATCAGCAAAAAATTCACAGGTATGACATTCAGCCGCTTCTTTTTCTGATGGTCGATAATTAGATTCCTCCAGTAAAATCAAATTATCCTCAGAGGAGTCTATATCAGACGCATTGAATTTATCTAAGACGTTCATAAAGTGGTTTATACTGTAATCAAACTCATCCTCTAAATCTTTCTCTATTAAGACACTAATCTCACCTATAAGATAGTGAGAATCGCTAATCATTTTAGACATATTCTCAATATCGTCTTCAGTAGAATTCTCTAATTCTATGACCTCTTTTTCTAATCCTAAGAAGGAATCAGTGAGCTTTACGGCCTCAATGACCTTCTCTTGTATTTCCATATCTTCATACTGGCATAATTTAGAAAATGCTTCAACAGACTTCGGACATATATCAAAATTCTGAGTATGGTATCCGTAACAATCTAGTTGCTCAGTAGTAGATAACTCATCCTCAGAAATCGCTTCAATATGGTCTGAAACATCTTCTAAAATAGATGTATTAATATCTTGGAGATTCAGTCCTTGTTTCTCAACAGTAGTAAAATCAGCCTTCAATAAAGGCACACAATTGAAATACGGGCCGGGTTCGACAACTATAGGTATTTCATCGCTAACAAATTTTCGTAGCTCTAGCGATAAAGCATCTGTTATCGAATTTGACCTATCAGCACAGATAATAACTCTGCTTTTATCATCAGTAATTAATGCGCCCCATTCATGTGTATCAATTCGGGTATGTGAAGGCAAATTTTCTTTAAAGACAGGAATACAACTTCCATCTGCACAAGATTTGGTTGCTGCATTTTCACTCTTCAAAATATTGAAAAATGCTCCCTGATTTACCCCTTTTTCACACAGAGTAACTTCAACCAAATCCATCTTATCGACTTGCATAAAAGTTTGGACACCCTTAGTGACTTGTTTGGTGTCCGTAGCATTTCCAGCTATTGAATAAGATTGAATGTTACCCTTATGGATTTCATCAGCAGTTCGTTTCGCAATGCTAATATCATCTCTCAATTCAGAGATAAGCCATAATCCCTTATCATCAACACCGGATTTAAAAACTTCTCCATTCGGAGAGATATACGCTTTTAAAGGCCAACCAATTTGCACATCAGAGTGAAATAATTGAATGTTTTGAAGCCTAATATTTTCCATAAATCGAGAGAATGCCTCAGATAGTGCCTCACTGGTAATTAAATGACCTTCAGAATCTACCATTTCAACAGAAGCTGGCCCACCAACCACAAGTGGGTCTTCTTCAGCATCAAATAAACCTTTAATTTCGGCTTTTCGATAGTATGTACTATCCTCCCCATAATATCGAGCCAATGTAAGCAATTCGGCTGGAGAAGTTAAATCGACCTTATCAAGTTTTTCATATGTTGCAATCGCCTCTGATATATCGTCTTTAGTTGTTCGCCCAACTTGAGGAATATCCTCAATATTAACGGCTTTACGCAAAAACACAAATTTAGATTCATTGACTATGGGAGAATAGTACCCACGATTTGCCTTTCTAACATCACTCTCTTTCTCAAGCCCTGAAAGAGTGTCTAAATTTTCTTTAAAAATACTCCATTGTGCGCCGGGATAAATCTCTTGCAATGTAGAATCACCATTTTGATGAATTTCATTGGCAACAGCGTCAATAGCTATAGATTGTTTTACTAAATTGGGTCTAGTATCATCAAACCATTTCTGAAGATAATGTTTCTCTGGCAAACGAAACATTAAATCATAATAAAGTTTTCCTATCTCATCTTGATTGGAAATCTTTTTGACAATATTACGATAGGTTTTAAGAAAAAAATATGGATTTGACATTCAGCACCAACATAATAACTATCCGAAATTAAAATAGTATACCTCTCTAATGCTACGCTTGAGATACTAAACTATCATACCCAGTAACTCTTAACTAACACCATCTAAAAAATTACTCTGCACTGTAATCCTTAAAATAAAATAGCAATTCATTGCGTTTCCCATAAATAATATCGTTCAATCGCTTTTTCACCGCTGTATATTGCGCCTCTACCGGGAAAGCAATCTCCAGAAGATTATATAAATCTCCAGCCATATTACCATAAGATTCCATAATATGAAGCTGTGCAGGATTCGCACTCTGACTAATATCCTTGTCTGAATTTCTCTGTTGTTGCATATAAAATCCCCTTTAAAGTTGTTCTAATCTTTTGAGATATACTTCCATATCTGTAGGAAGAAAGTGAATTCCTTCCTGTATAGCCCTAGTAAGAAAGAATTGACCCTCAGTAGCATTTTTAGCAGACATAACCCGATAAATTTTATTTTGGCTTCGACCTTTCCCATCTTTGGGTCTAAATCCAATCAATCTAGAAGTTTCGTAGTGTTTAGTATGCCCACTTACATTATGAGAACTCACATAAGTCCCATCTTTTCGTGTATAGCCAGTACGTTTATGGCTTCTTACACGAACATCTTGACTACCAGACCACGACTCCCCCTGAGTACCAAATTCAATATCTGCCGCATAGTCAGCCCTATATCGTATAGAAGCCCCATCTGGTAAAGACTCTACCCCACCAGACTGCTTCAAAAAACCAGTGTTAACTGGAACGAAACACCCTTCTGTATTTTGGGAAATTTGAAAAATACGGTCAGCGTTTGCCTGAATTCCCTTTACGATAGCGTCCATTATAAGTGAATTTAAATCTGCCATCTACAAAGTTCCTAGCAATAATTGATTAACTTTATCCAACTTTTGAGATTCTTCATCGGTCAACCTAAATGGTTTCAACTGTATATCAATCCTAAAATCCAACAATTCCAAAATATCTGATACTTGGTCAATCGTGATATTTCCCTTTCCATTTTCTAAACTAGATATATATGGCTGTGTGACACCCAACAATTTTGCTAGTTGCCACTGATTCAAATTTCTAGTTTTTCTAGCATCTGAGATTGTCTTACCAACCACAACTCTTGCATTATACATATAACAATCCAAATATAACTTGCATTATATCATATAAATAGTATTTGTAATACTAATAAAACAAATCAATTTGGACTCAACTTCAATTTAGCTAATAAACACATTGCTTTTGTCCACGCTAATGGGGTATTCACATTTGGTTCTTTCTCTACACCAACAAAACTTTCAGGGTAATTTTTCTCTTCCAATAATTTAATAGTTCTCCAATCCTTTGGGTCTTCCTCAACAGGGTATAGACCAATCTGATTCATACAGAGTAACATATGGGGGGAAGTCATTCCCCACTCAGCAACTTCTCCCCCCTGTAAATAATACGGGTCATTTACAAATCTCCTAAAACCTACCCAACCTCTTAAATTCCCTAATACCCTGCCAATAATTTGTAGAGCCATAACCCCATCCACAACAGTAAAGGGCCAAATAAGATACAATAAGGATGAATCATATGCTCTATTAGATGTTTCATTCGGCAATAATTTGTATAAAGTTTCATAACCCTTTTCCAATAAAGTTCTAACTTTCTCAGCATCCCAACTAGAACTCCATTCCCTAGAATCTATGGATAGCAATCTTCTCAGACCAGCGACACATATTCCTACACTAGATGCTCGTAATGCTGTCTCCATCTCCCAAAAACCAGAATCTGATTGCTCCCAATATCGCTCCTTGAAAAGAGTAGCGAGAATATTTGCTATGACTCTATCCCAATTCGGCGTAAAAGCATACCCCCTTTCATACGCCTCACAATAAATCCATAAAACCTCTCCTAATGTATCATTTTGTATGTCTGCTGATTCCCCAGTAAGATAATTTGGAACACTTACAGATTTTAAATCACAAGAATAACACACGGCTGGTCTAGCATAATCATTATTTTCAGAAGATACATCCCATAAATCCCCTATGGTATTCAAAGCATCTTGCACTATTTGTGTCTCACCCATCTCCATATGAGTGAGGATAATGAATACAGAATCCCTAATCCAAACCCTATCATTATAATCTCCATTAGAAGAAGCTACCCATAAACCATTGCAAGCAAATTCTTGGAAAAGCATTTACGCTTCTTCTTCCCAAGGCATTATTACATCAAGTGTTCGCTCAAACATATCTTCTCTACCAATAAATCTATTCCCCCTAAATTCCTCACCACTCTCAGAAGGACTACGAGCAACCGTACATCGACAATTAATATTTCCAACCTGCCATTTCCCATCTACCATCTGTTTGTTATGACTCCACAAAAACCACGCCTCATCCCAAGTCAAAGGATTCCACGCTTGTCTAATTTCTTTCATCTTTCTGCGCCGGGTATCAGGAGTAGAGTTCCAATAGTATTGGAAATAATATAAATCCTCTGGATTTTTAGCCCATCCCCAAAATCTACCTATACCGCTAGTTTGACCAACTTCAGTTCTCGCTATTCGCTCTAACTCAAATCGTCTAGCCGGGGCCACATCACCCATCTGACGCACCAATGCTGGAAGATTAAATACTTCAGTTGGTTCAAAATTTCTATGAATTACCTTCTCATATTGATTCGCTACATCCTCAGAAAATAGAACTATCCTACTACCCATTTTTAATTCAGACTCTCTGAGAAGTTCCAGTACTTTCTGGTCACCCACATCAAGCCTCTGACCAACCGCTACCAAGCCAGCTTCCAGACCACGCTTAAATAGTTCTTCAAACGTCCTGTTCATCAGAGGAATATTTACATCAGCCCATCGAGAAATTACTTCCCGAACCGCATCCACAACTTCTTGCTGATGCTCTGTTCCATCAAGTGTTTCTAAAAATGACTGAACAGCATCCTGAAGAGTGCTGTATAAACGCAACTCAGCAGAACGTCCAATAGTTTTTGTTCCCGGTGGTTGATTTCCCCCAAACACAAGCCCTGCTTTAGAGATGACCTCATCAACCCAATCATAATATTCAAGAGTAGCTATATCTGGTATCGGTGGAAATCCAAGTTGAAGCGGAACGGTGGATTTTTCTAAAGATTCATCACCATTCTTATCACGATGTAAAGCCTCTATTTCCTCAAATGCTTTATCAAGGTCAGCTTCAAAATCTAAATTGTCTATTTCAGGAAATAGATAGTCAGCATTTTCCCCAATTTCTTCTTTATCCTTGTTCATTATGTTTTCTCTTCAAGGCAAAGTATATTTTCCCTCTTTGATAACCCTGAGAGTCCTTATGAAGTCTTTTACCAGCACCCCATGAACGTCCCAACATTATTGTCTTACCAAGATGTTTTCCATGTGGTTCATTTAAAGGATTCCATGAAGCAAATTCCCAAGAATGCTCAAAAGAATCTATAGCTTCTAAAAATGGTGTTATGTCTTTATTCCAAATCTTCCCATTCTTGAGCATCGTAGTAACAAATTTTTTAAAATGATTCCTTATATTCTCTCTATCCTTATCATTCGTAAAATCATAGCCTTGTCTAGCCCATGCATACCCACCAATATCCGCATTAGCAGTTAAACCAATACCCCAAACACCATGCTTTTTGTACTCTTCCTCAACATTTTCAAGCAAATCAGAAGCTACGCCTTGATTTTGAGCAATAGGATTTAATACAAATGACTGATGGGTAGCAATAATTCTTCCCTTATCATTCTTACTAAAAGTTCTAAGCATCTTTCCAACTTCTTTGAGAGGCCCATCCTTACGCTCCTTCAGATGTATGGCAATATGTATTGAAATTCCCTTACGAGTATTTCTAGGGTTTGGAGTAGTATGAGTACGTATAGCTATAATTTCAGTTGAAAACTCCTCTAATCCAGTAGAATACATATCTTGAAAATCACTAGGTTTAAAGTCTTCATGAAAGATATCTTTTAAAGTTTCTTCAACATCTCCATCAATTACTGTCATCCTTTTCGATGACCTTATAGTTGCTTTCTTTCTAGGTTTCTCCACAACTACGCCGGGAAGTTTCTTCCATTCGCTATCTACAGCATTGGCATAGGTAGAGTTACCATCTAGAATAGTATATGTACCATCCCCATTGTCCTTTAAATCAATAGGATTACGTTTATCATTTTCCCCACGATATGCTAATTCCATAAACCTATTTGCATTCTCAATAGGTTTACGATTAATTTGGTCATTTATATCTTTTGAAGGGCTTAACTTAGAAACATCTACTAGAATAGTATTTGGTACTTTATTAAAATACTTCCAAGTGTCTTCAGGAAGTTTAATAAGTTCAGTCTTTTCTTCTACTGGAGCATCAGCATCTTTAGGTTTTACCCACCGTTTAGGTTTCAGCCAGTCACCAGACTGCGGTATAAGACCACGGCGTTTGGCTTCTGTTATGGATGCAGTTGATTTAGATAATTCAATCGGATATTGCCAACCCTCATCAGATTCTAAGTCCTCTTTTTCTTGTGCCTCTCGTTCTTCTTTATCTTCGGGAAATATATCAGAATCATCGTCAATAATACTCCCTTCATCATACATAGTGCGCTCAAAGAAATCGTCTATGTCTTCCCACGGTTGATACTCATCGGGATTGTAATCATCTTGTTTCGTAACAGGTGTTCGTTTAATCGTCCGAACCTTCTTCGGCTCTGGCTCTGGATTACTCAAATGCTCTCGTACAATTTTCCCTTGCTCTTTGTCCCACTCAGACCAAACGGCTGGCATAATATAATCTTTGATAGAAACTTCAGGAGTATGAATCAAAAATTCAGCAGAAGTTTTAGCTACCTCCAACTGGTGCTTTCGAAATTGTTTCGCTACATAATCTGCAACAATTACCTTTCTACCAGATTGAGATAATTTCTTCCTACCACCCGATTTAAATTGTTTAATTTCTGCACGACGAATTGCTTTAGAAATCTCCTCACTATCAACAGTAGGCATCGGATAATCTTTTAACCTATCAATAATTAATCTAGTAGCATGATAGTGTCTAAAGAAATGAACGTGGAAATCATTTCCCCCACTTAATTTTTTGAAATAACCACGAACTTTTGAAGCACTGGATTCAAATAATTTATCGTCATCCCCCGCTTTCTTTTTCTTATTAGAAAAGAATTTAGCTAATACAGCATTATCAATTGTCTTATCAAGGGGTACATTATCTTTAGCTGGATACTGTAATCGAATCTTAGTCCCATTAACAGAAACGTGTTTTCCTAGTAGTTGCCTTGCTGCATATGTAGGAACTCGTTTAAACTTACCATCCTCATCTTTAGGTTGAGTATGGTCATCTGCCTCACCACTATCTGGTTCATCTCCAATTCGCAATCCAGCAACATCA